ATTAACCTAAAAATGATCAAAACAATCAAATTCAGATTAAGTAAGTTAAGCTTAAAACTTAACTCACAACTTAATGCCATGCTGTTCGTAAAAGACAGCAAACCAATACTTAACCATACTTTATTGCTGGTTAGGATATTGGTTGGGAAGATGACCCCTAACTGGGTTAGATTAACTGTAATACTAACACATAGGATGTCACTTATACTTAAAGCCCAGGGTCTTAACGGTTACGTTAAGCACTTGAAGGTCTTAAGTGTAGTGATACAACAAGTAGCTGGTGGGCATTTCCAACAAGATCTTACCTCCCTTGGTCCTAGAATTTCTAGAACTAACGGAGGCTTACCTCGTATACTACCCAAAGAGGTGAGATTGCAAATTAGGTCTGGAAATCCTCTATATATCAAGTGAAGTTTAACTTTACTTGCTATTTTTAGAGTTTTAAGATTTCCATCTTGACCAAAATTTAAAACAATCACATCTCCAAGGACGGTATCCCAACAGGGAGAGTATAGGCTATACAGGTACATTCCAGTATTTACGGGACTCTTTATCCCGAAAGAAAAGATGTGTACTGAAGCTCTAATGTCCCCCGACCCATTTCCGATATTTACTAGTAGCCCTAATTCTGATGTACCCAGTGGTGAAGTTTCTACTTCTCCATTGAGTGTGTTAAGATCGGGTGTTGCCTTGTGGTTCACACCACATATAAACTCCACATTAGCTCAGTTTGTATCTCTACTACCTTATTCATCTTCATATAAGAATATGGAAATGGTGGTACGAAGATATCTAACTGAACGAATTGGAGGGCAATTAATTCGACTAGTGAATCCGTCTTCTAGGTTTCTGGAAAATTATAACATTCCAAAACCTGAGAGGACGTTGAATATTGGTAAATTAGGTCTGTTGGTCGAAGCTGCAGGTAAGGTGAGAGTGTTCGCAATGGTCGATTGTTTTACTCAGTGGGCTCTTAAGCCTCTTCACAAATGGCTGTTTTCGGTTTTACGAAGACATCCAGATGTTGACGGGACTTTTAATCAGATGCACCCTTTAACAAGGGTGCCATTTGATGGAACCTCTTTGTATTCTTTCGATCTTTCTGCTGCAACTGATAGGTTACCTGTTTCCCTTCAAGAGAGGATCCTTTCCGTTTGTTTCGGGAAAGAATTCTCCTATTTATGGAAAACATTACTTATTGGTCGATCCTACTTCGTTAGGTATAAATCTAAGGCCGGTAATACCGAATCCCAGAATTTATACTACGCTGTGGGTCAACCAATGGGCGCCTTATCTAGTTGAGCTATGTTAGCACTAACGCACCATTTTATTGTGCAATGCTCCGCTTGGATTTCTGGAACTACTCCTCAAACAACATTGTTTAAGGATTATGCAGTTCTTGGAGACGATATTGTGATTTGGAATAAGGCTGTTGCTGAAACATATCTGAAGGTTATTAAATCTTTAGGTGTGGAAGTCGGCTTAGCTAAATCTATTGTATCTCTTAACGGAGATGCTCTAGAATTCGCTAAGAGGACCCTATATAAGGGGGAGGATGTTAGTCCAATCCCCTATAAGGAATATGCTGCAGCCCTAGATAAATCGGCCTCTCTATGTCAATTCGTGAAGAAATATAACTGTTCTGACTCCGTCATTAGACGGATATTAGGACTTGGTTATAAGGCTTCATGGAATACATCAAGATGGCAGATCTGGATCATCCTGTCGACCTTCCCGAACACCTGGAAAAAGGTTGAGTCCATGTTTACCTCTCTTTTCTTAGAGATAACAGACTCCACCTTATCCTTTTCCAAACGATGGGATTCGCAGACTAAGTGGTTAACCGCTATGGACAATTTCAAATTACTTTCTTCTGCTCTTTATAAAAAGACAGATAGAATGTGGGCGGAGGCAGCACAACAAAGTGCTCACTTCGCCACACACCCTGACCCTTGGGTTAAGATGGTCTTTAGAAATCTTCACGGAAATTCATTATCCGTATTGATTCAAGACCTTTTCCATTCAAGGGGTATAATTAGGGAATTGGAACGTAATTGGTCCGAGTTAATATCAATTGTTAACTTAGACCGGTGGGTCCACAAAGTATCTGAGAACCTTAGACCTAATTCAATTTTTAGAAAATTTAAGAAGGTTTCGGGATTCGATGATACTTTTAAGTCGAGAGTTCCTGGTATTGGGGCAGTCCATTATATTGATCCTGATATACAAAGGTTTTGGCCACGAATTTCGGCCGCACTTAAGTTATATCAACAATATGAAGACAAGATCTCCAGAATACAGGTAAACCAGCTATTTAATCCTACCCATAAGGTGTCTTTAAGTCCTCAAGCATCTGAGCTTAAGAGGATGCAGACACTATGGGATACATGGTCAAAGATTGTGTTAGGTCCAGTTATATCGAAATCATTGATTCCAATTAACTTAAGTATGACGAGAGCATTTGTAAGAAGATTCTTCTTTGCTACATCGTCCGCAACCCAGACTTTAACTGCTAGATCATTCGTGATTAGGAAGTTAGGAACTCCGAGTACAACTTGGATAAAGTTCTTTGATTTTAGAACTTTATTTTGGTTTATCGGAATTGAGTTTATATACTCTTTCTTCTTTGCTTCCTTCCTTTACTACATAGGCTCTGTTGTTACTGTTATAGTAACAGCCTTGTGGTCAGGCACGAATCATCAAAGCATTTTCATGCTAGGGTTGATACCATTTGAACCATTACTAGATGCGGCTAAAGCAACATTTGTAGAGTGGAGTAAATATCTAATCAACATTTACAACATTCCTATGCCAACTCCAACCGTTGTTCCTAGTTACTCACTTAAGAGGGTCTTGTTATCCATTTATGGATTACTTGTCTCCTCTTCAATTGCAGATAACTGGAATGACATTATGTTGGTAATTGGTCCCTTGTTGCCAATATCATGAAATGACTGGCCTGTGGTCCTAGGTACACCTTTAGGTATATTCTATAAATTTGGAATATTACCTCTATGGCAAATCCTATATGCCCCAGTACAGTGGTATCATGGTACGAGCGTCTTAGGTGAGATTATCCCTTCAATTCCTTGGATCAAGTCCCCTATCAATTTGATAGTTAACTTTATTTCAGATTTGAAGCTGGAAACTTTATACTTTATTAACGGTTACACAGGTACAACCCCTTTTCTTTGGGTTGATTACTTGGTTAACCCTATACCCTCTGTTATTGATTTACCAATCCATGAACATCATTTTGAATCACCATGGGCTACAGAGCCCGGTGAACCAAGATCTGAGTTTGTGGAAGGTTCCTCAACAGACAGCGAGTTTAATAGGTACTACAGTTCTCCAGAGGGGGGATTAACCCCTACTCCCTCATCTCCAGTGGATGATGAGTGGTTAATAATCGAACCGGTCCCTGATTCTTATCTGTCAAGATTCCAAAATATCATTTACAGACATTCTGTATTCTTTTGGATGATTGGTTCAGGTATATCATACCAGTTGGTCATGATGGTTGCCCCTCCTATTATAGGAGCCGGTATGAACTTAATTGCTCAATAACCAGTGACGGTAATTCTTCTCAAATTATCTTATAGGGATATAAGATAAATAAGTATCGAATACGCATCTGAGCGTGACCTTC